TAGAGCCTCAGAATGATACCAAGGACAGCCCCGTAGTAGTAGAAGCACCTGAAGTACCTGATCAAGCAAAGAATAGTGAGTCGTAAAATTATTTTCACTGAATGATATAACAGAGGCAAAAGGTTAAAAGCTATGCCTACGCTAAAGCAAAAAAGGGCATTTCAGTTAATTACAGAGAATTACAGTAGCAATAACCCGAAGCCTATTGGCCAAATTCTTACTGGGGCGGGTTATTCTATTTCAACGACAAAACAACCTGATCGCGCGGTAGTCTCAACAAAAGGCTTTCAAGAGTTGCTTAAAGAAGCCGGAGTTACTGACGAGAAGATTAGCCAGGTAATGAGCGAGGGATTAGCGGCTATTAAACCACTGTTTAAGAATAACAATGCTACTGGCAATGTTGAACAAATAGGGGAAGTACCAGATCACGCTATACGTCATAAATACCTTGAAACTGCCATTAAAGTGAAAGGCTACTCAGTTGAACCTAACCTACCTAAAGGTAATACCTACATCCAAAACAACATAAACCCCAGCGCCCCTTCAGCCAAAGAATTAGCCGAGGAAACTCTTAAACTGCTAATGGAAAAAACCAAACGTCCTGTGGACAATACACCACAACAGATAGAAAAAGACAGTTGACAAAACATGTACGGGGGAGTACCATTAGGCTTGTTCATTAACAATTAAACGGAAGGAGTCAGCAATGACTAAAATAGGGGTACGATACGTGCCTACAAAAACAAAATGTTTCTTTTACGAAAGTGTTATGGTAGTTGTATGAGCAAGGATAAGAAAAAACCTATCAGAGTTATCCAATATTCTACTTTGAGACGCTTACCAGTAAAGGTAAAATAGGGATAAAATAAACACACTATGGGTTACTCACAGAGACAGGGCTTCGGCCCTGTTTTTGTTTTACGGTATACGGTATACGGTATATGCGGTATACTATACCCTATGCCTAAAGTTATGATATGGGTTCGCAAAGACGACCTAAGTAAATGGCGAGCTATCGGCAATAAACCGCAATGGTTGCACGAACAGCTTAATTCAGCCAGCCCTCAGCCAATAGACAAAGCGGATGTACAACCCGTGCTAAAAATTAAGCGGGCTACTTTTATAACCAGCTTTTGCAAGAATGGACACCCGATACCGGAAGGACGCAGCAAGTGTCTGGGAAAGGGATGCAAATACTCTTAACCTGTTCTATACTTATGGTTAAATGGAAACAACCCAGGAGTTCAGGAGCAACCTTCACGTTATAAGCACTCCGATGTGGGTGCTGGACAACGAATTTATTAACGAAAACCAAAAACCTTTCGAGTTTGATACCCATAGGTATATGCTTCAACCCTATGCTGACAATTCTCCTGACCAGGTTATTATGAAGTCGGCACAGGTCGGCTGGAGCGTAGCGGCTATATTAAAAAGTATTCACGCCGCTAATTTTCTTAAGCTCAACGTAATTTACGTGTTGCCTTCTCGCAACGTAGTTCACGACTTCGTTATTCCTAAAGTCAACCCGATGATTGCTCGTAACCCGGCTATTAGAGCACTCGTAGCTGGAAGTGATAGCACCAGCCTTAAACAGATAGGCGATAGGTTCGTATATTTCAGGGGAGCGTTCCATAGGGGCGAAGCTATCTCAACAACTGCCGACTTAGTAGTAGCTGATGAATATGACGTATCAGATCAAGGCGTGCTGACTGTTTACCAGTCCCGTCTTAATGCCAGTGAGTTCGGTTGGTTCTGGCGCTTCTCCAACCCCACGATACCAGGCTTCGGGGTGCACGAACTATGGCAGGATAGCGACCAGATGCACTGGTTTGTCAGCTGTTCTTACTGTAAGCATGAACATTACATGGGTTTTGAGCCGGACTTAGCCCTTAAGAGCCACTATGTTGACGCGGAGCGGGAAGTCTACGCTTGCGGTAATTGCCACGCCGAGATAAGCGATAACGCGCGCCAGAACGGCAGGTGGTGGGCATTGTACCCAAAACGTAAACGCAGAGGCTACTGGTTAAGTCAAATGATAGTGCCTTATGTTACAGCGCCAAAGATACTCCAGCAACAAAAGGATATGAGCATTGAGGTGTTTCATAACTTCGTGCTGGGGCTGCCCTACCAAGCCAGTGAGTTTATGCTTAACGCCGACGCTATCCGCCGAGCTTGTAGACCAGGGCTGGCTGATAAAACCGATGTGATAATAGGCTGTGATAGCGGCAAGACTAAGCACTACGTCATAGGTAACAGATACGGGATATTTAATTATGGTAAAACTGACAGCTGGGAAGATGTGGAGAGACTTATCACTACTTTCAACGCCACGGCGGTGATTGACGCTTTGCCTGACTTTACGGTGCCGGAACAGTTAGCCCGTAAATATCCAGGTAGAGTCTTTGTTCATTATTACCTGCACAATAATAAAAGTATGCAAACCTCAATTCGTAACGAAGGCTCGCAGTTCGGCAGAATTGACAGTGATAGGACTAAGCTCTTTGATATGGTGGCTGGCGAGATAGCCAACCAGACTATCAGGTTTTACCAGCCGTTCAAAGACCTTCAGGGTATGGATAACAAGGGTTTGGTGTATCATTTGAGTAATATGTACCGAATAGTTGAAACTGACCCTAAAGGCATTCAAAGGGCTACTTGGATGACGAAGGACAATAAACCTAGCCACTGGTCTCATGCCCTAGGGTATTGGCGGGTAGGCGTATCTCAAATGCTAACCAGCGGCGAAGTCGGCGGCGTAAGACCATCAGGACAAGCCTTAAAGTCAAGCTCGTACCGGGTAAGACCTGACGGTACTGTTCCGGTTGAGGAAGCATTAGGTATTAAAATGGATGACCTGGTCGAGAAGTCCATAGCCAAAAACCGTAAACGTAAAATAGGAGGATGAAGTGAATTACTACGACATCAAACCATATCGGGACCGGCGGGATTATCCGGCTACCAGCATTTATGTTATCAGCGACAATAACGTGGAAATGGAAAAGCTGAGTTGTATATGGTGCAAACGGACTATCGCCGACGTGAAAGGTCATATTGATTTAATTATCTCCACTCCCTTACCAGTCAATGACTTTGGCGTGGCTATCAATATCCGTTGTAAGCAATGCCACCAGAATTACCGGCTGATAGTGTCGGCTACGTGGCAACCGGTTATGCAAGTTTAGCCGACATCACACCAGAGGTAGTAATGTAGTTGGGAGTATGATAGACTGGTAGCAAAGCTCCACCGGCTATAACCAATGGAGTATCTTACGTGGCGACAACGGAAACATCAGAACAGACCGGCACAGAGGGAGCGATTTTTGACCTTGAAATTGAAGATAAGGACTTATTAGCTTTAGTTCAGAAACCGGTACAAGAGAGCGATACTTTCTGGAATGATACCAAAAAGCTAGGCAAAGTCCGCCAGGACAATATGAACCTGTGGTTGCCGAACCACTATGAGAACTCGGACAACTATGACTTTCAAGAAGAAAACCTTTATCAAGACCCCCGCATTTTCGTATCAGTGGAAACTATCTGTTCGGTTGTCAATGCCAGGATCGCGCAACCCTCCGTGTCTCCTGGCACTGACAGCCCGACAGCTACCCAGCTTGCTCAGGACGTAGCCAGCGCCTTATACGCCCACAGTCAAAAGTTTCAAACTAACGATTTATTCCGTATTTGCGTCCGTAACTTGATGATTAAGCGAGCAGCCTGGGTAAAGCTACGGTTTGACCCGAGTATTGGTAAGAACGGCGAAATTATCCCCGAGCTGGTAATGAGCGAGGATATGATTATTGATAAAGATACCAAGTGGGGCGAAGTACCCCGTTTTATGGCTCAACGTATCCGTAACAAAACTTACGAAGAATTATTAGCCTTATTCCCCGAAGCCGAGCAAAAGATTTATGAACTGGCCGGAGCCAACCGGCGTAACGCCAAAGGTAATTTAGTCGCCTACAAAACTCAATTAGCTCAAAAGAAAACCGTCTATGAAATATGGTTTAAGTATTTTAAAGACCTGGAGTGGAAAGGCGGACTGATGTGGTGCGACGAGAACTTTCAGCACGTCCTCGGCAAAATGCCTAACCCCAACTGGAATTATGAAACCGAAGAAGGAGCTATCGGCAATATCCTCGATCAGCCGGAACCGCCGTTTATCG